AGATCCACGCAACCACTCCCAGCAGCACATTTTATCGTCAGATAGGACACCTGAAAGAGGCCGGAATCCCTCTGGCTAACTTACAGAACCTTCACAAGATCAAGTCAAATGTAGTCCCGGTCATTCAATTGATAAAAATGGATTACGAAAAGCAGCACCCTGCAATCTACCAAGAACCGGTATCCGGCTTGAACCGCCCCAAACTTTCATTAGTCAGCTAATTAACGGAGATCGTTATGCTTAAAATTTCAATCATCGAAGGCCATCACCTGGTACAACAACGTCAGACTAAGAACGGCGTTCGCTACTATCAAGAAGCTTATGCACACCTGGGCGGAGCTTTCCCTCAGCAAATCGAAATCCCACTCCGCGCCCCCACAGATGGCAAGCCAATTGGCGATTACGAACTCGATATATCTACCTTTCAGGTAGGCCGATTTAAAAACCTCGAACTTAATCCGTTCGAATTGAAATTACTCCCCCTCCAGAAAAGCGTTCAAAAGGCGAGTTAATGAACGTTCTGGTCGTGTGTGGAGAAGCCGTCACGGTAAATAGCGATGGCTCTCCTGTGTGTCCCTCGGGATGGTTAACTCAAATTGCAACCGTCCCGTTTGACGTAAGCCAGATCGACCCAGAGGTTGCTACGGCTATGTTCGGTGCAGGGTTCGCCCTGTTTATCACACCCTGGGCCGCTGCTTGGGGTATTTCTCAAATGTTGAAATTACTGAGGTAATTATTATGGATGCAACAGCCGTAACCGCTATTACAAGCGCCGTTGATTTCACTTCAATTGTAACTGGTATCGGTACTATCGCCGCAGCTATCGTTGTAGTTTTGATTGCCGTGAAAGGTGCAAAGGCGCTCCTCTCAATGGTTCGTGGTGGCTAAATAGGGTAGGGGCTTCGGCCCCTATTTTGGTGAAAAAATGCTCGATTTATATTACTGGACATTCTTCATAAGTGGCTTTGTAACATCGGCTGCTTGCTTCTCAAGATGGTAAAAGGGCTTTGCCATGAGATTCCTTTCTAGTTTTTTAATCCTCCTGATTTCAATATATGCAAATGCTTCAGGAGATGGGCTATATGGTTACTACTGGTCTGCTGGCACAAACTCACTTTATGGCTCTACCTCCCAAGAAGCTGCTATAGCAGAGTGCGCTCTATACGCTTCAAATACCCCTTCCTGTATAGGGGTTTCACTCCAAAGCTCAGGAGAGACTTACGCTTATTACAAGCGAGTTCTTAGCGATGGAAACCTGAGTATTTCGCAAGTATTTATAGGCCGCTTTGAATGTGATTCATTGACAGCAAGCATACCTAGCTGCCAAGAAGGTTATGGCGAAGCTGAAATCTGTGAGGATGGATTTCCTTCAGATATTACAGGTGTTAATGACTATTGTGATAGACGCCCATTAAAGCAATGCAATGATGGCTCGTATGTTCGGGCCGACACAGGAATATGCCCTCAAGTTTGTAGTGATTATTCGACTTGCTATAACTACGCCTTGAACGATTCAAGCTGCGCTTCTGCAACATATTTTTCGTTCAATTATATCGACCCTGAAAACTGGGATTTTACCTGCACTCAAATTTCTGAGGACAGTCCAGATAACGCTAATAATGGTGGAAATGAGGATGGAAACCCTTACAACGATCCCAACACTCCTGCAGCAGGTGAAGGATCAACGCCTGACAGCGCAAGTATTGACCCTTATTCTTTGGCTGGTCTTATTGGGGATGAATTAGCGGATGATTTCAGCAATGTTGAACGCGCTATAAGAGATGACATTGACCAGAGCAAAACGAATACAGAAACCATTGAAAGCGCTGTAAATGGTGTTGAAGCGGCTGTGAGAGATGGCATCCAGTCTGACGAAAATAATACCAATTCCATTACGAATAGCGTCGATGCCTTGGGTTCAAAGCTCGATTCCATTAACAGTTCTCTGAACTCCGGGCCATGCGACCCGAATTCGCCTGATTATTATCAGTGCATAGATACGCCAATGGGTAATCTACCCGCTCATAGTTCAACAGGTGGAGCCTCCACTATCGAAGAAGCAAATGCGAATTTTAAAGCCCGCATAGATAGCGCAGAGGTAGTAAAGGCCTTTTCTGGCATGGCTAACCTGATTAATCTCTCCAATGCTCAGTGTCCTGAGTTCTCAATGGATTTGCGTGGTACGCCTATCAATGAACTGGTTTCAACGACAGTTCACTGTGACCTTATGGAAACCATTAAGCCCATCATGAGTTCGGTGATGCTTATTATTTATATCTGGATTGCTTTCAGAATATTTGCGAGTGCCTAACGATGGAAGAAACAACAAATACATGCGAATGGTATGACCCGTCTTGTGCCCTTGGTTGGTTGCGTGATGAATTTCAGGCTTTCGGAGTGTGGATATGGGATTCAATTTTATCTGGTATCGCATCAGTGTTCGAGGCTATTCCGGTGCCTGAATTTATGCTTAATGTTGATTCTTACACCTTGCCTACAAGCGTTAGCTGGGCGGCCAGTGCTTTTCAACTGGATGTTGGCTTGGGGATTATTGTTTCGGCATATATTTCAAGGTTCATTCTTCGCCGTATTCCAATCATAGGATGATGCATGACTATTGCAGCTTATACAGGCTTGCCAGGACATGGTAAAAGCTATGGCGTAGTTGAGAACGTAATCAAGTCAGCATTAGAGAAAAAGCGGGAAGTGTTCACCAATATTCCTATGAATAGTGATGAATGCCTCAAGCGCTTTGGTATGACTGTTACGCAGTTTAAAACCGATGACATTATTGAAAATCCTAATTGGTGGTCAGAGGTTTTCAATCCTGGTGCCGTGATTGTTATTGATGAACTTTGGCGCTTGTGGCCATCGGGCTTGAACGCTAAGAACGTGCGCGATGAGGACAAAGCATTCCTTGCTGAGCATCGTCATTTAGTTGGCGAAAATGGCCAGTCTACAGAAGTAATCTTTGTAACTCAGGATCTTAGCCAGATAGCGAATTTTGCGCGTTCATTGGTAGAAACAACATTCAGAGTTACCAAGCTCTCAAAAGTTGGCATCGATAATCGTTTCCGCGTTGATGTTTATTTCGGCCCTGTTACTGGGGCTTCACCTCCTGTCTCCAAGCGTGACCGTGAAATACATGGGAAATTTAAGAAAGAAACTTATGCACTTTATAAGAGCCATACAAAAAGCGTTACTGGCGAGGCTGGAAACGAAAATCGTATAGATAGGCGATATAACGCCCTTGGTGGCTTTGGTATCAAGCTGGGTGCTTTCGTTGTCGTTATTGCTTTAGTTGCTTGCTACTATGGTTTTAAAAATCTGGCCAATTACTATGGTTTTTCAAACCCTAAGCCTGAAAAAACCGCAGAGAAAAGAAACAAGCAAAATCACTTACAGCAGATTCCTCCACAATCAAAGAAAGAAATTTTTCAGTTCCTGGCAAAAGCTGAAGGGTTTTACATCAATTTCAATAACGGTCATTTTCCTAATGTTGACTACCGTTTTAAGGTTGTTTTTGATGATATGGAAGCAACGTTCACAGTAGCTGACCTTGCTCGCATGGAATACTCATTGGCTCCTATCAATAAGTGCATGGTCAAAGTAGAGGGCCCGGACTGGAAAGGATTTGCTATGTGCCAGCGTAACGAGATTAAGAAGGGCTGGGTTGAGAGCATGGTTACTGAATCGAATGGTTCAGATCCAATGTAAAGCGCAATGAGCGTAGCGAATAGCGCTTACATGGAACTGAACTCTATTCAATTTCGCAAGCGAAACTGGAGCAATGATGAAAATAGATACAGAGATCCTGAATCAATTTAGATACGAAGCAGCACGAGATGAAGGCCATCATTATATGTCTGAAAATCCGAATGCTGGTTATACCGAACTACAGGCACACTGTTATAACTTCCTGATGGAGGTTTACCCTGAACTGGGAGAATGCACAGAGTTGTGCGACAAGCTTGCTCATATGGCTGCCAAAAGGGCTCATCACATGTCTAAGATGCCCTCCCATCGCTTTCTTTTGGAACTACCCGGATGAGTTCGCATATCAAGTGAATGCAGTAATTTCGCAAGCGAAACTCATAACCAGATGGGGCTTCAACGATATGAAGAAGCAATGATCAAATGTATCTCACAGAAGACTGCCATCAGTAGCATCCTGATCAACCAGCCCCGCGGCGATTGAGCGCCTACCGGGGGTATGGGGGCGGTAGCGCCCCATGATCACCAAATATCTGATTGATGAACAGGCCTCAACGTGGTTATTATCCACAAAGCAACCTTAGGTGGCCTTTATGGTTTCAGTGGCTAAAATCTAGAGAAGTAGGAATGAATGACGTTGTAAGAATTGAAGAAAGACTTTACAGCTCGGAAGGCTCATTCAGCACCGTATGTTTCATCGAACCCCAAAAACTCCTTTCACTACCCTGGTCTAATTCTGAGCTTGGGGTTCACATCTTCAGGCCCTTTAGAGACTGGTTCTGCAAAAATCAGTTGATGTTAGCCGAGATGACTTATAGCCCAGAAATGCTTCATTTTGTAAATGGTCGCCATAGAACGATGTGGATGGCAGATGTGCTTGAACTGGAAAAGGTACCAGTCTTAATGACCCCGGAATCTTTTGCCGAAGCTGTAGTTGATGGCTTTGTATCTGCTTCGGATATCGGTTTTGAGGGAATGCCAATTCCTGGGATGATGAAATTTTCTGATATTATTTTTTCTGATTGAAAATGGTCACAGATCCCAGCTGCCGGCGGCGGTTATTTGTGACCACGGCAACTGGTCACAGAATTGTGCGATCGAGGAGAACCAGGTGTGACCAATGTCTTCTACAGATAGAAAAGTACCTACTTACTCAGATTTGTA